CTGCTCCTGCTTCATTAGTCTTTAGCCTTACCTACGTTTAGTGCAATAATGTTTAAGACGTTGTATACCTTAACTGCCCAAGGCTTGTCCTGTGGTGCTGATGTTACAGCAGTTACAAGAGATGCTACAGCTACAGCAGCAGTTACTACGTTAAATATGTCAATCAAGTATCCCATGCCAATCTCCTATTAAATTGTGATTTCTTGAATGGTACCAAGCTGAACTTGATCATCGTCGCTTTGAGTTATAAGCGCACTTATGCCCGTAGGCCGTGATGACTTAATGAACAGTAGATCACCTACTGACAGAAGGTCAGATGCAGCACGGAAGTAATTAAACTGATTAGCTACCGCACTAGGGGGGTCATTAGTTATGTATTCCCATGTAATCCTGCCGTCAGCAGAACCACCAAGGGGACTTAGATTGTCCTGTAAAAAACTCATATTTAGTCCTTATGCAAAGATGAAGTTACCGCCGACCTTCTCTAGCGCAAACCAGAATTGACCAGCAGTAGAACTAATAGGCGTAGCCACAAGATTCCCTGACGATACAGTGAATGTAAACGAAGGATGGCTAGAGGACGCTCCTGTCACCAATCCCACTTTAGCTATCTCAACTACTTGCTCACCAGCTACGGACTTACTAATTAACAGCTTGTAGGTAGCAGTGCCAATAGTGCCTGTCGTGCCAAATGCACTGTTATAAGCCGTAACCAGTAGCTCACCTGAGAAGTCATTGCTTGTACCTAAAGAACTAGATAACGCAGTCAGGGTTTCTGCTGTGGATGACACAAAAGTCTTGTTGTAAATCAGCTTGGGCGCAGTGTAGTTTGTCTGTATAAACCCACTGTTAAACGCCCTCGCCCCTGAGTTGTACATCAGTGGATCTTCGAGAACTAACTTAGCGCCTTGACCTGTAGCGATGAAGTCATAGGTGTTAGCAATGCCAGTAGAAAAAGATACAGGCTGCTTTTGAACAACAAAGTTTGTAGTGCTGTCATTCGCTTTAACGTGGGTGTGGTTAGCGAAACCGCTGTTCTGCTTGTTGTTACCACCGCAGGTATTACCCATACCCGATAACCAGTTGATCTCGTAGCTGGACGAACTCTCGAAGAAGAAGCCCGACCGAGCGTTGAACTCAGCGCCATTGGAAATCAGTGACACGCCACGGTTGCCTAGCATGTGGTAGCCGTATCGGTTCTCGTCAGATGCATTAGAGATGTAAGACGAGTAAACATTAAAGTCGCTCTTAAACCCTGCGCCTGAGTAGAACTTGGTTGTTATCTTGTAGACGTGCCCAGCGGTAGCACCAGACGTTAGGGTAATAGTGCCGCCAGACGCACCCAAGGTAGTCACAGTGTAATCAACGCCCTGCACTAGCGGAGTGTCTAATGCTGGATTCAGCGTAGAGTTGTATACAGTAATGTCGCCATTCGCTGTAGTTGGAAACGTGTAGGTAAAGACAGTCTGACCACCCGTAGCGGTGATCGTATCCGTCACATCACTAGGCGTACCGTTTAGCCTGCCGTAGTTGTTGTCCAGCAGCCATGACGTGTGAATCTCGAAGTTATGATAGAACCCGTTTTGCGCGTTCTCCTCTGCGTTACACTGTGACACCTTGCACAAGTAGGATCTCTCAAACGCAAAGCCATCAGTACCACTGGACTTTACCTGCGCTCTCTCAAAGTTAGTGCGCTGCCCCGGAGACGTGTTACCTACAGACTCGACGTTAATACCCGACGTTGTAGCGTTCAGTACCGTCAAGTCAGAAATGTTGTTAAAAATGCTGTGGACTAAATCAATTCCTGGCCCAGACGTAGCCGCAGCAGCGTCAATGATAGTGCTTTGTCTACCTGCTCCTTGCAGAGTTATATTGTCAACATCAAACTCTTGGGCGCTGTTGTTAACCTCTACAGTTGCACTAGTCTTAAACACGCCACGAGGGAGGTTCAAGGTATTACCAGTGGTTACCTCGTCACCGTAGGTGGACGTAATGGATGCCTGTAGAGCAGCGGTGTCATCCGTACTGCCGTCACCAGTTGCACCGTAGTCAACGACGTTTTTCGTTGATCCAGATACAAGCCGGTTGTGTGCTTTTGTTAAAGCCATTTTACGCTCCTAATTCTGGACGAGTAGCTGGGAAGTCTGACGTGCTAGGCCAATCCCGTAGTTCAGTTCTGTACGTCATGTACGCTGCTCGTTGCGGATGGTCAGACAGAGGTACGATGTAGTCTGTAGCCTTTAGCTCTCTATCACGCCACATCCTTGCAGCTTCTTCCGCTGTAGGCTCCGCAGGCGTAGGTTCAACGCACAACTCATAGTGGTCAAAGTTAGCCTCAACAAAGTCAGCATCAGCAATGATGGTGTTAATTACGTTGCCGTCTGCGGCATCTAAGATCTTATATTTCATAGTCTTCTCCTTATGCCGGTAGGTACTGAATGATTACAATGCCGTTTCCGCCGGGGCCACCTTTGGCGTAAGCTGACGATGAGTTGTCACAAAACCCACCGCCACCGCCAACGCCTCCTGCACCACCACTTATTACCAATGTTGTTGAATTATCTGAAATAGAACCTCCGCCTGCTAAAAATCCACCGTTGGCCCCGCCACCGCCATTCTCACCCGATTCGCCTCCTGAACCTCCGACAAGATACCCGTAACCTGATAAGGAAGGGTCGCCTAATGAATCACAATCGCCACCCTTGTTCTGTGTAACGGTTGCAGACAATGTTCCGTTTACTCTGACGCCGCCACCACCGTAAAACCCACCTGATTGTCCAGTGTAGTTAACATCTCCGTTAGCCGCTGTTCCACCCGGTGCCGGACTATTATCCCCACGAGTACCACCGTTAGCCGTAAGCGTAGAAGTTAGACCTGTGCCTGATACAGTTGTATTGCCTCCATCGTCACCATACCCTCCTGAGTTTCCGTCTCCGCCAGCACCTATAACAACAGTGAAAGAACTTGACGTAGTAACAGCCAAAGAGTTTTTCTTACAATAACCGCCGCCGCCGCCGCTATATCCCGCAAAAGAAGTAGTGGCTCTGCCGCCGCCGCCTGCGCCTACAACGTGAATGCAGATAGTGCCATCAACAGGCGGAACCCATGTTTGAGACTTTGTTAGTGCTATGTTTACTGGAAGTGATCCACCACCGCTAATAAAATCTGTAAAGTTGCTCATGCCATTACCCACCCTTGAGTTGCGTCTGTGTATATGAATTGTATGGAGAGATACGCCGCATCCATTGTGAAGTCAGACGCACTGCTCATTATGTTTGACCCGTTTCTACCCACCACCGTGTCGGTGAAGTTACCTACCGTAATCAGCACTCTTTGACCTATAGTCGGTGAGGCGGGAAGCGTGATAGTTTGCCCAGCGGCACTAACGTAGACGTGCGTGTTAACGGTAGCGGTTATGCTTGCACTGGTAACTACTGACGTTATGCCAACCGTTACAGGCTCAGAAGCAATCTTAGCTGCTGTTACTGCATCGTCTACTATAGAGTCTGTGACCACTGCGCTAGAGGCAAGTTTAGCTGCCGTCACAGCGTCATCAACGATAGAATTTGTTACAACCGCATTGCTTGCCAGTTGATCCGCCCCCACTCCATCGTCAGCAATGCTAAGAGTCAGATCACCTGAGACACCTCCACCCGTTAACCCTGTACCAGTATTGACAGCGGTGATACCGGCAACGGTAGAGTGTAATATAAACTTACGTATCTCAATAGCTGCATTTAACGGGGGTGCCTCAGAAAACGTAACTACCAAACCGTTTAACGTGTAGGAACTGATCGCCTGTAGGAGTCCGTCTACGGTTACTTGCAGCAATCTAGCTGTATTTGGCGCTCCCCCTAAAGTAAAAGCTGTAGTAGTGCCATCACCCGTAAACGTGTCTTCACCAAGGATAATGCTGCTGCCACCGTCAACGTCCGCTTTAGTTGCCATTGCAGTTGCAATGTTATTCAACTCTGTGTCAATCTCTGTGCCTTTAACAATCTTAGCAACGTCACCTGAAGGCAGGCTATCCTTAGCTGCAAAGTTTGTTAGCTTTGTATAGTTACTCATTAAATTAATCTACCTAAAAGTGCTTCAGTGTTTAACTCTTGTATTGACAAGGAGTCTCCATCAATTGTTGCTTCAATACCTATCGTAGCGACTTTACCTGAACCTGTAGCTTTTATAGTGGTAATATCAATTACATTGACTATACCGTATTGAGAAGTAGCTACATTATATTCAGAAATGCCATAGTTAGCTTGTTCATTCTTTGCTATAGTAAACGGCTGTGTGCTATAGTCTTCTTTATAGTCGTAACCCCACTTACCAACTACTTGGCTAAATGACCCGCCTATGACCGTAAAAGATATTTCCTTTAACATTTTAATCCTTGAAGGATCACCAAAAGACATAGGGTTTGTAAAATACTTCATTGTGTATGGAGCATCATTATCAAGAAAATCAGAATACTGGTTAATACCTTCTAAGTTGCCAAAGTAAAGCGAGCCAGCATCAGTTCTAATACCGCACAATAAAGAAACATTCTCCCATGTAGTAGCTCTGTAACTACCATCCTCTAATGGGACTCTTGTGTCAAACACATAAACTTGTGATGACTGTGGCAGCAACAGTAAGTAAAAAGAATTGTCAGGACTATAAACAGACTTAATGACACTTGTTATTTCTGAGCTTACTGCCGCCATTAAGCTGTCTCTAACATTCTTAGACACGTTGCCAATAGGGTTAGATTTTTCTTGGATAACTCTGCCTAAACTTCTCAACCCAGAGTCAGACAAGAAGATCAAGTCTGTTCCTATGGATTGTATACTGTCTCTAGCAATACAGCCAATACCAGTAACAATGTCTGCCAAAGTCATGGTAGAAGGAGACGAAGCACCGTTGTATATTAAGATACTACGCTTACCAAAGATAACTAAGAAGTTGTTGAATTCTTCTAAAGCTACAATCTCGTCATAACCTGTAGGCCATACAGTAGTTATATCCAGTGAGCCTGATGATCCACCATTAAAATCATTACCGTCTAATAAGTCAGACCAGTAGACTGTGTAGGAGTTATCTACTACATCTGCTGCCCAAAGTCTACCAAAGGAAGCCAATACTTCATTAGCTTCTGGTGAACCTCCAGATACGTATGTTAAAATAGTGCTGCCTGCCTCACTCTTGAGTGCTGCATGGCCTTTCTGAAAAAAGTAAACATTGTTATTGAAACTGACAATCTTCCAATTGTTTGCTGTGATAGTATAGCCAACAGGAAGTAACACTTCAGATATTATGATTGTTCCTGTAAATATCTTATTGTTACCAGCAGAGAATACAGTTTTATTTCCTTCTCTATCACAGAACTCAAATACAGCCTCAATGCCAGCACTAGACCCCAGAGGTGTAAGAGAGCTAGTGAGCTTCTTTATACCTTTACGTGCTGCAATACGTCCAAACTTGTCAATAACAGCATTTTCAGCTACAGAGGCAAAAGCAGGGTCTTGAGTTACAGGAGAGTCTTGTGTGTTAAGTCCCTTGAACCCTGGAGCGCCAATATAAATGTTCTGTCTTTGTTGAGCCATTAGGGAGTAGTCCAGATAAACTCTTCAGGATTCTTATAGGCATCTAAAGCAATGGCATCAGATAAATGCCTGTCTGCAATCAGGAAGTAATCCTGTGCTGTAGTGCCGCCCGTTTCACCACGCTCTCTAGCTAACAAAGCTACAGCGTTGTGTACAATAGCGTTCTTAGGTAGAACTGTAGTGTCTGTATTAGCGGACAGTTCATCTTCTCTAGCAATTAAGTCAAAGCGTAAGTTAAATACACCTGATGGCTTAGGGTAAACTTTTACTTTAGTGTCACTGTTGCCGTCAATACCACTAAAGGTATATGAGTCAGGACTACCAGTTACTTCACCAGAAATGTAATAAGCATTGTTAAACCAGTTAGGTGACTCATAACGCATAAAAAAATTAGATGTGTCGTTAATTACACTATATATTCTAACACGTTCTCCAGCGTTTGTCAAGCTATATTCTGTAGTATCTGCTACAGTAGGAACTACAATAGTTGTGCGTAGTGTAGACCACTGGTGTGAGTCTTCTACAATCTGCTTTGCGTCGTTAACAAAGTCACCTACCATTTTGCTGTAAGTGTTTTCTGCTACGCTAGTTACTTCATCCTCTCGTAGCCTACGTAGTACCTCGTTGACTATGTTCAAATATGTGGTACTCATATAAATCCTCTAAATAAACCGGGAGCTTGATAGTCTGGCAAAGGAACTGTACGTTCTAGTAACTGAGGAGCTTGATATTTCTTTTCAAACAAAAAGTCTTCAAACAAATTTTCTGTAACGCTCCCAGTAGACGTAGGCTGTGCTACTGCTAGTCCTACATCTAGTGAAGGTAAATCTACATCTAGTGAAGGTAAATCTACATCTAGTGAAGGTAAATCTACATCTAAGCCTACATCTGTAGACATGTTAGGAGCTTCTAAAGACTCGTATATTGTTTCTGCAACCTCTTTAGGCGGCTGAAGTAAAAGATCATCTACCGCAGAACCTGCTGTTCTTATAGCATCCTCTGTTTGCTTAAGTAACTCAGGTGTTTCAAATGATGCGCTAAGGTTTGGGAAGCCAGACAAATTAGGAAGATCGCCTAAAGATCCGCCTTCTTTAACATAAGTTCCTAGACCCATCAATAAAGCGTCATCAAGAGAGGAACCTTTTGCTAGTTCTTTTTCAGCTTTGAATAAACCTTCAACCAAATCATCTTGGTTTATGTTGTACGTGGTTGACAAGAAGTCATCAGTTAGCCCTGCTTTTTCAAGAGCGTCTGTGGTAAGTCCTTTACCAAATCTATTTACCACAGCTAACGCAGGATCACCTGAAGCGGCTGCGGCAGTAAACTCTATATTATCAGCTACACCTGTTGCTGTAGGTGTACCTGCAAGTCTACTAGCGCCAGCAACTGCTCCCGCTGCTTCCATAAGACCTATATCTCTACCTGATCCTGAAAGAACTTTACCGGCAGTTAGTAAGGCTTGTCCACCGGGAATAAACGAAGATAGGATAGCAGCTACAGGACTTGACAACGCTTCTTGAAGTCTAGAAGGTGTCTCAGGAATTACTCTAGTTCCATAGTCTCCTGCTCCAGCACCGTAAAGACCTGTTTCTACATTGTAAGGAGTCTTTGTTATACGTTCATCGTATCCTGCTTTTTTCTTAGCTAGATACTCCTGTTTGTCTTTCCCTTCTAGCAAGTCAATTAAGTTTACTCCAGCAGGAGTATTTATGTAAACTTTCTCTCCAGATACAGGGTCAACTTTGTAAGGAGGTAACTCTTGGCTAGTGTACGTCTCCATCCATGCGGCAGCATTAGGCTTTTGTACAATCTCTTTGTAAGCTAAATCTCTAGTAGAACCTCCCATAGCTCTACCTCTACCGGGATCTACCTCACTGTACAAGTCTAATGCACGTTGAGCTACTGCGTCCTCAGACTCTCTAGCTAACTCATTAGCAGCGTTACGCCAATCAGTAAACGGAGTGCGTGGGCCGAAGTCTTGATTGCCACTAGCTAGTTGATCTAGCATATCTTCGTTTAAGTTTATATTTGCTAAATCTATTGACATCAGTTACTTGCCCCAGTTAGACATAGTTTTAATGCCAAAGCTGGCAGCAATAGCGCCGCCTAAGAATGCTTTGTAATAATCAGGCATAGTAGACAATACGGCAAACCCTTGTTGTACATAGGGAACCATATCAGGGATGAAGGCTCCAATTAAAGGTAAACTCAATATAATAGCAAACCATTCGTCTTTCCAAGAAGACTGTGAAGCTACTGCTTGTTGAGTTTCCCAATCAGCGTCAGCGTTAATCTTACGCATTTTAGAATCATGAACAGCTTGTTTTTCAGCAGCTTTATTTTTAAGAAAAGTACCAGCTAAGTTAGCTACAGGGCCAATTATTGCTTGCCACATAATGCACCGTCCTTAAAGATAAAGCTAAGGGGCCGCCGTAGCAACCCCCAGCTAAATGATTGTTACTTAGGAACAACCAAAGTTACACCTGACTCAGGACGCAGTACGTTGCAGCCGTACAGAGTATCTGAAGTAAACAGGTTAGCAAGGAACTCTTGCTTGTACTGAGTCTGAGAGCGAACGCCCAGTTGTTCAGCCATTACAATTGCATCCTTCTGGATCAGCAAAGCGCCCAGAGAGTCTACAGAAGAAGCAGAGTTATCACCAGCAGCTTCAACAACAGGGCAGTTGGTGCTAACAAATACGTCAATGCCGTACAGTTGACCAATCTGACCATTGGTGACTTGACCGTTGTTTACGAAGTCAGAACTTACGTAACGATCAATACCCATGATGGTGTTGCGAACTGAAGGAGGAATGATGAAGCAACGGTTTTCCATTGGTACATCAGCATCGTCCAGCTTCTGGATCAGACCACGGAAACCAGCGTCAGTGAATACGTCAGCAGGAACAACCGTGTCAGCCGTGTAAGTAGACAAGCCGTTAGTAGCGTCTACAAAGAACGTACCGCCGTTGTTCAGGTAAGTCGTAGAAGACGTACCAGCAGAACCAAGGCCAGTAGCCAAGCTGTGCAGGTCGGTGTCAACTTGCTTCGCCAAAGCGTAGCCAGCATCTTCCGTGTAGAACTGACGCAGTGAGCTAAGAGCTTGTACGTCCGTAATGTCTTCAATCAAACGTGAGTATTCAAAGTGCTTGTCAATAGAGATCTGCACTTCACCTTCCGTAGCGTTCTGAACCGTTACAGCAGTGTTCTCAGCTTTAGCGTGAGCGTCACCACGGACAGGCTTAGGTACATGGATGGTATCACCCTTCTTGCCAGCCATAGACATCTTCTTGACAAGGTTTGCCAATACGAGGTTCTTCTGGTAGGCTGCAACAATCTCGTCACTCCAGATTTCTGGAATAAAAGTAGCTGCGCTAGTGTTGTCAACGAACCCGCCAGTTGCGGGATATGTGGAATCAGTCATAATAAATATCTCCTAAGATATACTATCTGACCCGTTTTTCTTCGTATGCCTTCATGATCTCTGGTTGTAGAGCAGCATAGCGATCAGGGTCGGTTCTCATAAGGTTAATAATGTCTGCGCGTCGGTAGATCTTCTTAGGTGCTGATTCAGTGCTGCCACGAGCATTGCCAGTAGAAGCTGCCTTAACTGCTTGCTTACGGGATTGCTCCTCTACAGCGGCAGTTTGCTGTACAATGTTCTGTCGCTCTTTCCATAAGCTAAATAGCTCATCAGCGGACTCGTGATCGTACTGCTGGTCTGCTGCCACAAACAGCTTAGTCCTAACATTGGATGCTTTAATCCACTCAGCAAAGTTAGCATCTTGCAAGATTTGTTGCATATCAGGGTGCTTACGTTGTAGCTCTGATAGCGCAGTGCTTGCCTTATACTGCTTTGTAAGTTCTTCAGCTTCCTTAATCTTAGGGTGGTTTTGAATCGCCCTATCTACAGCCTTATCAGGGTCTGTAAACCAATCTACTTCTTCGTCTTGTTGGGGTGCTTCTTTAGTATCTTCTGTGAGTTGTGTCTGGATATACGTATCAACAACCTTACGTAGCTCACCTACTTCAGAACTCTGTCGGCCCAATAGCTTCTCAGCTTCTTGGTGCATCTGTACAAGTTCTTCAGCGGACTTACCTTTGTACTTGTCTGGGATCTCAGGTTCCTGTGGTTCAGGAGTTTCCTGTTGTTCCTCTACTTGTGCAAACATATCTAGTTGCTGTTCGTTCTCTTCTTGAGTATCCTGACGCTCAGGTTCAATAATCTTAGCCATTATTAACTCCGTACCTTAGTATTGTGGAGATGTTTAGTATGAAGGCTCTCTAGGAGGTTTGCCTTCGTTCATGTGCCATGTGTTGCTCTCGTCGTTTAACCCACCTATCATGTGCATCAGGGAAGTCTCCACTAATGCCTTCAAGGTTAGATCTCACTGGAGAGATAACACGTTTAGCGTCCAAGCCACAACTGCACCTAGAAGTTGTAACATCAGACTTAACTAAATCTTCAAACAGTTTGCCACAAGGACATCTAAAATCAAACAGCCTCATCTACAGACTCTTCTGATTCTGCTTGTT